CTTAAGTTTACTGGCTACCGCAGTCTCAGACTTATTGCGGTTCTTCTTTTTCTTAGCCATGATAGTACTTAAGCTTCTCTGCCTTAACGAACCAGTTATAAGAGTACGCAGAATGGTGACGGCACCCAACGTGAGTGTGATAGCCCTGCGGAATCTGTTCCATAATCTGTTCCATAGTTGCTTTGCCTTTCTCTTCTTCTGGTAGCATGTTGTTGTACCATGAGACCATAGACTCTTTAGCTTTACGTCTAATTGCTTTAGCTTGTTTACCATTCATACATATTCTCCAGTTACTTCTTCCACTCTCGGTAGTTTCGATATCTCGCCCACAAGAAATTCATCACCGGACGAATAACGGAACACCCGTACACCCATCTCCGAATAGCAATCAACTTTGTGCGGGCAGAACAAACAGTCACGTGATAGTTTCTTGTTCCCATTATCCATTTCAACAAGCGGATAACAAAACGGTGGTGGGTTATCAGCATCGATCTGTTCCCGCACCTCCACAATTCTGTTCTCGATGTTAGGTAAGTCAACGAAGTCTGGTTGGAATAACGTCAGCTCACCAGTTACTTTATTCATAACTAAGAAGCCGCCACCATCAGTACCCATAGCATGTTCATAGCCAGATAGCTGTGCCATGTAACCGAATGGATCTTCTTGTGCTACCTTACCAGTAACAAACTTAGTGAAAGCAAAAGGTGAAGCAGACTTAACATCAACTACTTTACCGTCGATGGTACAGTCCATGTGACCAGTAACACCGAGCACTTCAATTTCTTTTTGCTCATTCTCTACTTTGTGTCCAGACTTACGAACAATAAGCAGCACTAACTCTTCGATGATGTGACCGAACAAGAACTTCATAGCATCGTGTGGCTTGAAGCTTTGTTCTTTCAAGTCATGCTTGATGTCGTACCATAGCTTACGGTTTGGATGTCCGACATTACTCATACGTAAGCCAGTACTCTGCTCACGTGGTGCTGCCCAGTGACGGATAGCATCCATGATGTCGTGTCCAAATGTCTCAAGCTCAGCATCAGTGAACTGAATACCTTCACCATTAACTGCTTTGATCAGAACATCATTCATGTCCTGCACTAATGTATCTAAAGTCTTATCACTCATGAGTATGTATCGTCTCCCCAACGTCTAAACGATTCACCCTTACGCCACTTGTCACCTTTCAATTGGAACATGGTTTTGTTTGTGGTTACGTTCAACGTTGTGTTGTTACTCTTACAATGTTCACACTCAATAGGATCATTACGTGCGTCCATCTTTCTCATAGCAGTAAATGTTTTCTCACAGTCACTGCATCTATATTCGTAGAATGGCATAGTATCTACTCTCCGTCAATGTGTCTGGGACCAGTTGTCACCGACAGCATACTCACCATCGAGTGGGCAACGTAGTTTAAAGTGTTCACCTGATTTACGGATAGCTTGTACTGCTAACTGTCCGAACTCATCAGCTCTAGCTGCCTCTACTTCTGTCTGGAATTCATCGTGTACATTACCAACAAACTTGTACTTGATACCAGAAGCTTTAGCAGAATCATCAAGAATAATTAATGCTTGCTTCATGATGATAGCACCTGCTGATTGAAGCAGTGTGTTTAGTGCAGCGTGATCAGATCTTATCCAAAGACATCTTCCGTCGAGTCCGCGAAGGAAGCCCCGCTTAGCTGCCGTTGAGACTCTTTCTCGTAAGCTCGCAAGTGCAGGAGTATTGGAAAGAAACTTTTGCTTAAGTCTTTTTCCATCTGCAGAATTTCCCCCAACAACTGTTCCGATCTTTGCATCTCCTGCTCCGTAAAGGAAGGCATAGATGAATGTCTTTGCTTGATCTCGTGAAGGCAATCCCGCAGCAAGTTGATTCGCTGTATGTATGTCTCCGTTAAGTATCTCATGAGTGTAAGCTCCATCGTTCATGTAGTGTGCAAGCATGCGTAGCTCCAGACCAGAAGCATCACAGCCCACTAACTTGTTACCACTAGCAACAGTAAAGATACCTCTGAACTCCTTACCGTAAGGTGAGTAACCTGCCGGGATCTGAGCTAGATTAGGATTGCTGTGCGTCATACGTCCAGTCACAGCACCATTGGTATTTACGTACCCGTGTACCCGTCCATCTGATTCTACTTTGTTGATGATGTTATCCAACATAGCTTCTCTCTTCTGGACTAAGAAGTACTCAGCAATGAGTGAGCATTCAGGTATACCCTCAACACCACTGAGTACTGTCTCGTCAACGATTACTGATCCTTTGTCGGTGTACTTGCTTGGTTGCCAACCGAGACGGATGAGTCGTTCACTGATTTGTTTTCTTGATCCGAGATTGAATTCTTCCCATCGGATGCGACTAAAGTCACCGCCCACAATGTCAGACCAATCACTAAGCCAAGTGAGATTGCGACTATTGATGTCGCCATTTTTTTTGTAGACAAGCTTTATCTCCTTATCAAACTTCGGTACGGGAATAAATGTAGTCCGAACTTCATCCTCAATCTCTTGACGACGTTGTTGCAGTCTAGCCAGTAACAGGTGGGCATCCCGCTCGTTAACTACCCATCCGTTTTCTTGTTGCGTTTGGATGATCTGCGCGACTCGATGCTCAAGAGCAATCGCTTGATCTGAAAATCCAGAACTTTCATTCTGCAGTACACGATACACCTGTGCGGTAACATCAGTGTCTCTTTTACAATACTCAACCATTTCTGGAGTAAGTCTTGACCAGTCATCATGATCTCCTTTTGGGAAGCCGAGTGCTTCACCCCATGCTTTAAGTGAATGACCACCTTCACGTGATGGGTTACATAGTCGAGACAGTACTAGTGTATCAACTACTTCACCATTGTGTTCGTAGCCCCATAACTTTTTCAGAACAGGTAGATCGAAACCAATCCCGTTATGAAAGATAAGCTTGCAATCTCTAACCAGAGAAGAGAAAGCAGCAGCGTCGTCTTTGTAGAACTCATAGTGTTTACCATCAGCTAAGTCTTTTACGATAGCGACGTGAATAACTGTTGGCTTAAGACCATCAGCTTCTAAATCAACTACTAGCTCCCTCACTTGCTAACTCCTCAATTGGTTTTAGATCTTTGATCATCATGCTGTACGTGTCAGACTTGTACACAAAGCTTGAACCTTCACGCTTAGTACCTTTCTTATTGAACATTGCCTTATTGAAGAACTCTTGCTTAGGCATGTAACCGAGTACCCATCCCTTCTCGTACGTACCAGAGATTACACGAACAAACACATAGATGTCTGTGTCTTGTCTTGTGTTGATACCAGATACATTACACTCGTAGTCTTCCTTCGGAGTAACAGATGTACGTGTAGTCTTTACGTCTACCTTAGTACCGTCTGGTAACACGATGTCGTACTCGTACGTGTTGTCGATCTCACCACCAATGATGTCATGGACCAGAAACTCACCGATGAATCCTGCGACGTTACCTTCACCACCAGTGATTGAGTTACGTAGCTTACCCATCTCACGTGCCTTCTCAATACTGTTTAGTATTGTCTTATCTTTAACTTGTACTTCGTGCATTAGAATTCATCCTCATCATCTGTTGTGTCTGCTGTTGGGTTATCGATCTCGTACATACGTCCAGTATCTTTATCGTACTTTAAGTAACAAGCAACACCAGTCTCACCGACGTAACGATTCTTGAGTACACGTAACTTAGATACACTACGTGCTTCTTCATCTTCTGCTTGTTGGTCACGCTCCAAACCAAACACCATGTCAGATAGCTGAGCGATGGAGTGACTGCCGCGTAACTGAGACAGTGATACTTCTGCACCCTGCTCGTGTCCGTTGTCACCACTCGGACGACGTAAGTGACTGATCAAGAACATACCCACACCAGTCTCATGTACCAGTGTACGTAGCTTAGTCATCAATCTATCAATAAGCATACGCTCGTTGTCACCTTCCATACCCGATACGACAATCGACAAGTGATCGATGATGACCCACTTAACATCGTATGCTTTGACCATGAAGCGTACCTTATTAATTAAGTTATCTTCATTGGTTGAACCGAAGTGATCATGCAAGAACACACGACCAGTACCGAGTGTGCGTTTGAAGAACTCAAACTTCTGCTCGTTACTTATATCCTTACACTCATCCGGTACGTACAAGCGACGGTTAGCTTCGATAGACATCAAGCCGAGACCAGTACGCTTAGCATCTTCTTCGTAGTGAAGTAAGCCGATGTTATCTTCTGTTGCTTGCAGCATGTAGTATTCTAATTCTTTTACGAATGTTGACTTACCCATGCCAGAACCAGAAGTAATTGTTACTAGCTCATTCTGTCTGAAACCATAAGTGAATTTGTTTAGACCTGCGTATGGGTACGGTACACTGACACGCTCATCTTCCTTAGATACCACATCCCACATGTCAGCACCTGCGATGATACCTTCCGGTGTGAATGTCTTAGCTGCCCACCAGTCATCGGTGAACTGAGCACGATCACCATTGCGTAAGTAATCGTTAGCATCTTTGAACTTAGTGAGTGAACAGATCTTAGACTTGTTCGGTGCGAATAACTCAGCAACCTTAGTCGCTGCTTCCTTACCTGCTTTGTCTGTATCAAAACAAATTACTACTGTATCGAATGCATCGAAGTACTCAAGATTCTTCTTGATGTCACGCACTGCAGACGATGCACCATTAACCACACTGACTACTGGATACTTACTACCGAGTAATTCATACGCTGCCATCGCATCACACTCACCTTCTGTAATGGTGATGAACTTGCCACGTTGGAATTTACTCTGACCGAATAGCTCAGTGTCTCGGATGTTACCTTCTGCGAAGAAGGCTTTGTCTTTTACGTTGCGTACTTTCTTAGCGACTAACGCACCGTCTTTGTAGTAAGGATACAAGTGCTGATCTACCGTACCATCTTTGTTGTACTTAACCTGTACTCCAAACTTCTTAGCGGTAGCTTCTTGTATCTTACGATCTGGAAGTGGACCGAAGACCCCATCCATATTAACTGCTTTGCTGCTTGTCTGTGTTAACGACACCACATTATCCTCAATAGAACTCATCTCGTTGTCACGCTTGTATGCGCCACAAGAAAAACATTTAGTACTACCATCTGCATTGATTGCTAGTGCATCACTAGAACCACAATCACTGCATGGCTTACCAGTCTCAACCCAGTTGGATTCGTTGTAATCTAAATTCATTACCAGAACTTCCCATTCACGATGTCACGATAGTGCTGTGGTGTTATCTCAAACTTCTCAGCCATAACTTCTGGTGAGATGTTACGGATATTCTCGCGATTGATCTTACGCTTCTCTTCGAAGTAACGAACAGTCACTTCCATTTCGGGTGTGGTAGTGCGGGATTTCTTACCTGCTAGAATCTCGTAGTACTTGTCGTCACCACGATAGCCGAATGTCTCCATGATTTTCTCTGGTGACATAGCTTTCTGATGCTTGATGAGGGAGAGGTAGTCTTTGTGGATCTGATGGATGTTAACGATGTCATCCTCAGTTAGCTTTGCGTTCCAGTGCTTGGAACCTTTGCGATTACTCATAATCAATTCCTTTCTACATTAGTAGAGCAATAAAAAAGAGCAGTTTTAATTCATGCTCAGGAAGGGGAGGTGAATGAACAGTTTCACTTCATGTTCGGGAAGTCAGCTTAGGAGGAGCAGAATTAGAACTCATCCGTACCGTTGTCTTCGAGTGCATCGAACTCAGATACACCGGCACCACCTGCAGAACCTGCGTACGGTACGTGCTCAACGACTTGGATAGCTTTGAGTTGTTTACCGAGACCATGCATTGGGGTAGCTTGGTGCTCGTAAGTGAAGAAAGATACGTTGACTTTAGAGCCGTTACCAATCTCACCCTTATCCCACGGATTCTTAGCAGCATCCACGATGGTAGGTGGTTGGTTGTCTGTGCCTTTAGCAGTCTTCTCTTTCAACAAGAACTTGAAAGTGTTGGTGTCTTTGTATGGCTTGATGTTAGCAGCGAGTAGTCGTGCCTTCTCTTCATCATCCACTTCGACATCGATAGACCAGTAACTGTAGTCACGATATTGATCGTTAGTAACCAATTGATGAGGCAATACTTTTGCCCAGTTAGCTGTACCAGTTGCAATCATTTGAAAGTCTCCTTGAGTTTTGATTGTGATCTAATTATAGATCGGTGGTTGCATGTGACTAATGAAACATTTCAATAGCCCCATAAGTAAAACTTATGTCTCGATGGTGTCCCATCCTTCGCAGTTATTATACACATCTGCTGATGCCTTTTCAATTAAAGACCAGAGATCTTTATCCTGCCAGTAACCGATACCCCACTTAGTTGTTTCGTACGTAGAGCCGTAGTCGTATGGCTTAGAGTTGAATCGCTTCTTGTTTATGACCAGATAGTGTGTACGTTTACGCTTGGTCATAGCTGCTTTGAGTTTCCAGTAGAGTTTCATAGATCTGCTTCCTTCACGAACACACCATCAACCATCTTGCCCTTACGATCTTTGATGTCATCCCATGCGTACTCAACACACTCTTTCAGTGACAAGCCATTACGCTCAGCAATATTAATTAACACCACTATCATATCACCAATGTCATCTCGGATATCCTGCTTACGGCCGATGTTCTTAGCTAACTCACCTGCCTCTTCGATCAGCTTAACGAACTGTGCTTGATCTGTTGAGCCATCGATCAGGTTACGTGCATGGTGCCAGTTGGCAATGTTCTCCAGACGTAAGTCGATGTTGACGTTGTGATAGCATTTATTAAACATAATTAATTACCTTCTTGTGTGTTGGTGGTTGCTTGACTTCTGAATTTTTTCATGGTAGAATCTTATTTGAGACACAAAGGAAATACAAAAGAGTTATTCTTATTGTTAATTCTTTATATACTCTTTACTTAATTCTTAATACTAATACTCTATAGTTATTCTTCATACTCAATCATATTCTCTATCATTGAAGAAGTAATCAATCCAGTCTTCACTGTCTCCAGTGCTCCGTACATCGAGATCGGTGTCATGTCTCCACCGTACTCTTCACAAAGCTCTAACAGCTTCTTCATAAATTCTTTTTCGTAGGGATTACTCTTACCGAATCCCAAATCAATTACGTTACTCATATCAATAATCCTCTTTGATTATGCAGACTGCTTGGTAGTTTACGATAGGTCTGCCTATTACTTCTACCAATTGTTCTCTCGCATCAAAGCACTCATCCATCGTGTTGAATGCTGCCATCTTGTTAACATCCACACGTGTCCCGGTGAGTGTTATATAAATTAATATCCACTTCATGCTCTGTACCACTCTGGTGTTGGTGTGTATTGCCACTTAGCGAATGCAGACTTACCACCACGATAGTAATTACGATACGCAGTGACTGTATCTGAATCTTTGTATTCATCCGGCATGCACTGTGGTGGTGGAGTAAACACACCATCTGGAATGTCAGGACTATCGCTAAGAATAGTATTTAGTTTAGTCCAAGACAAGTGCTGTCTACCGTAGCGTAGTGAGTACTCTCTGTTTAATTCCTTCATCAACTCATACGCCCATTGATATTGATTCTTATTCTCTCTTACCCACACTGCTGATGGGTGATTTTTATGGGTTGCTTTATACAGCTTGTCATTCTTAGTACCAGACAGACGATGTGCTGTACTGAGTAATTGTGCTGTCTCTAAGATCATCTTACTGACGTGCTTGTCACAGTGATACTGAGCACATAGTGTTACGTCAGTATCGAGATAGAATATGTTCATGGTCCTTAGACTCCCTGTAATCGATTCTAAGAGGCGATCACCAGTAAAGGTAAGCTACCCTACTGGTGACCACTGTTGGATTAAGCTACAAGCTTCTCAAGCTGTGGTACGATCTTACGTACGGTAGCTTCACGCTTCTGGATTAAGATAGCTAGATCAGCTTCCTTAGTCTTAGCCGATGGAGCGTGTGTTGACCAGTCAGTCAGAGCATTGAAGACTGCCCATACGTTATTACCTACTTCATCCACATACTTCATGTGCTTAGTGGTTACGTACTCTAGCATCGATTCGCTAGTTGCTACCTGTTCGAAGAACTTAGCGACATCATCGGGTGTGATCGAAGCATTTGCCATACGATTCCAACCATCGATGTTCGCATTGTACGTATCGAGTGAGTGACGGATATTCATGATGGCTTTCTGAGTATCCAGATTCTTAGTGTGTTTACCGTAGAAGTGTGCGAAGTTATCACCCACTACCATACCGTTAGTACATAGCATACGGAATGCACCTGCCATCGATTGGAATTTCCAAGAGCCATCGTAAGAATTCAGTAGAGAGATCTCTAGATTCACGATGTCATCGTTACGGTTACCGACACGCATCTCATGATTGGGTAGCGTGTAGCGTACGACAGTACGTGCTTTGTTCGCACTGATCTGTACCTTACGCTTGATACCAGATAGGTCTAAGCCAGATTGCTTTAGTGCTACTTCGAATTGTGGGATTAACACACTGTTCTGCACTAGTTGGTACTTACTGCCCACTACTGCGATTGGGTTACGGTTACTATCAACAATTGCTTTGTGAGTACGGATGTTCTCACCAGTTGCTGTTACTAGCGGCTGCTGACCTACAGTTTCGAAGATTGAGTTATCGAATAGCTCAGAGCCATGAAGAGA